AAAATAAAATTTGGCTGAAACGGTCCATTAAGCCATTCAACTTGTTGATGAGTGCCAATAAAGTCTTTTGTGTTATTTGCGTGATTTTCTTTCATGATTTCGCAAAAATCTTCAAAAACAATATCGCTAGAATGATTATATAAATCTCCAAGCTTGTTTTCTTTGGCAAATTGAAACATGGATACTGCTCGATCAAAAGGATTTCTTACGATAGCAAAAGACATATAATCGCGAACCATTCGACCAAAAAACTTAAAAATTTCATCTGGTTTAGCGTATGTTGGAGAAAACCATTTATTGTATAGTTTATTTTTAAACATGGCATCGTTAAAGATTTTCTCGTGCTTCTTGATCAAATTAAGATCGCCAAGGTGAGAGTACATAGAAGTACTGGCGTTTTTAGGAATACGAATAAAAATCATACTCCAAATCCATTTTTGACTGCATGGAGCAAGCTCTAGCATTTTGGCCAAACTTTAAATTTTAAATTATCAAAAATATCAGAGAACTTGATGATTGAAATTTCGTCTTTACGATCCTTGCGTTGATATATCTTGTAGAGAGCATTTTTTGACGCATCTACACGGCTATCTTGATCAACTAACTTGAGGCAAAGCTTCCATAGGGCAGAGCGATTGACCATGATAAAATCATTCTCTCTTTCAAAAGCAATGAATTCTGCGGCTCCAATTAACCATCCAGCATTACCTGCGACATTTAAAAACTCAACCCAAATTAAATCATCGCTTGTCTCAGAATCGCTTCTTTTGATTTTTTTTCTAGCTTTGATGTCTATTGAGTAAATTGGATAGCCCTCTTTTGAGAGGAAGACATCAATGTGAGAGAGTTGCTGCTTACGATCTGCTTTGACAGCTTTCCAACCTTGTTTTTCCGCGATTGAAATAAACAAGCTTTCTGCATCATGTCCTTTTTCGGAACACTCTCCTGTTCTGTCGAAACGATTACGGTATCTCATATATGGCAAAATCTTGGAACACTTTAAAACCAAAAACTCTTTGAATTGTTTTTATATATTTTTCTTTTTTGTGTTCTCGATTAACGTTTCCCACAATATATTGTACTCCGTATTTGCTTTTCAGCAACTGAAAAATATCAGCTACTGCATTTTTCAAGATGCGTAGCGAAGACTCCGAAGCTGCAAAAACAAATTCGCAGTATTGTGATTGTGGTTTTTGTTGAATAATTTTTTTTAAACTCTGGGGTGTATTTAAAGACTTTAGTTGTAAATCAAAAACTACAAAACCCAAAATATCACCCGTGTTTTCATTTCGTGCGTAAATTATTGGGCCTATTTCCATTAGTCTGTCAAAATAGCAAACCAACTCTTCTCTTTTACTAGAAATGGTCTTGGCTTTTATGGGCAGAGGTACTGATCTTTCACTAAAACGCAAGTAAAGTTCGAACAGTTTTTCGCGCTCAGAGAAATCTCCTAAAAATTGGTGTAATTTATAGTTTAAATAGTTATTATTTATAGTCATGCCCATCAACAATAAAGTTTCTAAAGACTTACTTGATTTAGAACCAACAGCCATATTAGAGTTTTATAAAATCTATTATGATACGATTAATGAGCCTGACTCTTTCTTTCCATTTCATCCTTGCTCAAATGGTTTAGAGGGTAAAATCATCTTGAATAACATCGCTCATGTGCCTTTGGCAGTTGAGATTGAAGATTTTGAAACAAATATTTTTAATCGCATCAATAGGCCAAAAATTAGAATCAGTAATGAACAACTAATAATTAGTCAAATTTTGCGCCGAAAAAATGATTTTAAATTTGCTAAGATTGAGAGAATCAAAATATTTACCAAGTATATTGATGACGTGAATTTTGAAGGAGGCATTAATCCCTATGGAATCGCAGACCCAAATTCAGAAATTTCTCGCGACTCTTATGTGGTTTCTCAAAAAACTCAGGAAAACAAGTCTGTTGTAGAGTTTGAATTGACTGCTCCATTTGACTTGGAAAACTTTTCCATTCCTGGGAGGTTAGTAATGGGAAGATATTGCTACTGGCAGTATCGTGGTTTGGGATGTCATTATTTTGGCCCTCCAGTTTGCCAAGAAAACGATTCTTCATTTACTTATATTCCACAAGGTTCTTTTAACTTTCAAAGCTCAAACAATGAGTGGCGCTATGGAATCATTTATGGTGTTGGAGCTATTGTGTATATTTCAACGCCTAAAGACCCATTTAAAACTTGGTATGTTTGCAAAGAAAAGCATCTGTCCTCTGAAAATAACACACCTGGATTAGATAACGTACCTTGGGAAAAGGATGGATGTTCCAAGTCTATTAGTTCATGTAAAAAAAGATTTGGCAATTACACAATTAACTATCAAGGAATTTCTGGTAATTCTTTTGTGACTAGCTCGATTAATAATCCCGTCCCTGGTGCGCTATCACCAACTAATACAACAGCTAAAACAAAATTTTATTTGCCCTTTGGAGGCTTCCCAGCAACAGATAATTATCAATATGGACCATCCTATCTTAAAAAATAAAAGTTTTAAAAAACTTCTCGAATCTGTTCGTGAGCATTGTGATAGGTATTTTTCTATAGAGTGCTGCGGTTTTATTGGTAAAAAAAAGAAAGACTACATTATTGAATTTGTCAACAATCGTTCTCCAAATCCACAACAGTTTTTTTGTGTTGATCCATTGGATTATTTGAGGTTTAAGAAAGATTATGAATTTATTTCACTCATTCACTCTCACCCTGATGGAGATGAGTCTTTTTCAGAAATAGACATCGCTAATTCAGAAGCTACTTGCTTGCCGTCAATCGTTTACTCTCTTAGAACAAATAAATTTGCGATTTATGAGCCAAAAGAGCATGAAGTTGATGTAAATACTCTTAATAAGGTAAAAGGCTTCTTATGACAGAAATTCATCTACATGGCATTTTGGGTAAAAAATATGGACAGGTGCATAAGTTTGCAGTCAAAGAGCCTAGAGATATTGTTCGCGCCTTAGAGGCTAATTATGAAGATTTCTCAAAAGACCTTAAAGACCTTTTAAAGAAAAATATTATTTATACAATCGTCGCTGATGATCAGTGGATACAAGGAACGTCATTTGATAAAAATAAAATTAAAAAAATTGATTTTGTTCCAGTAATATTGGGAAGTGGTATAGACCCTGTATCATGGATAATTATTGGAATTATGTTCGTTATCTCTGTAGCTTCTGCGGTATATTCCTATGTTCAAGCAGGCAAGCAGCAGTATCCTGAGATTCCTGGAGCAGAAGGAAGGGTTGGCACTTCATCTGCTAATTCTCGATCCTTGTCTTTCTCAAACCGAGAAAATATCACAGAACAAGGTAATCCAGTGCCTCTTGTTTATGGTCGTCTGAAGATTGGCTCTGCTGTTATTCAAAGCTCAATCAAGTCTTTCCCATTAAATTTAACTCTTGCGCAAGAGTTTTTAAATTCAACTGAACAAAAATCTGCCAACCAAGTAGCCATAGTTACAAGCCAAGCTTGAGCGGTTTAAAATATTAAAATGAATCATTTTTCTAAAAAATACATTAAAGGAATTGCTGGTGCTGGGATGTCTAAATCGGGTGGTGGTGGTGGTCGTTCTAGTAATCCTCCTCCTCCGCCTCCACCAACTTTAAAACCGCCAAAGTTAGGCGACTTGCAAAGTCTTTCGTCTTACGATTATGCTGAAAGTATTGATCTTATCTCTGATGGAGAAATTGATGGTTTAGTTGGAGCAAATGGCGAATATGTTGATAACCTTGGTATATTTGAGTCAATTTATTTAGATGATGTTGTTATTAGACTGCCTGTTACCAGCACGTTGTCAATGATTATTGGTGATTATGATTTAAGTTTTATTGGCTCCGCTTTCCAAAATAAATTTTACTCAAATAACAAATTTATTGAAACATCAAAGTCTAATCTGGCTGGCTTTGCTGGTTCCAATTCCAGCGGCAGTGTTTCTTTTTCTGTTTTAACAACAAAAGACAATATAAGCGAGGAGATTTTCAGATCGCGTGAGAAAATTCGGATTGCTTATTCGGAAGAAGATGCAAAGAGGCGGGATTATCCTTCATTGACAAACGCTTCTACACTTAAGCAGTTGCTATTTTTGACGGCACAATTTAATTTTTCTTCTAGACAAGAGCTTTCGGCTAATCTTTTGTCAGATTTTCCAGAACATCTCTCAGAAGACTATCCATTTTTAGCGCTCAAAATAAGTTTAAATGCAGACCTACGTTCTTTGCAAGAACTCAGCACAGGCTTAATTGTTTTAAAAGATGATATTTATAATCAAATTTATTATGATTTAGAAGCTACAGAATTACAAAATAAAAAAATTCTTTCTCCAAAGAAAAGAATAAACACAACATTTTTTGAAACTGAGATTGCTTCAAACTTCACTTCTAAAACTTTCGCAAGGGGAGATTTTTATGTTTTCTTTTATCAAAGAGACGGTTTTGTTTTGGAGAATGGTGTCTCTGCCATCATTAAACATCTTAAATCAATCAAAGTATTAAATGCAGGCGCAAAATTTAATTATGCAAATGCTACATGCGAAATAAGAGACGGGGCTGATCTTCAAAAACCATTAAGTTTATTTAATAAAACTTATTTAGACATTCCGTTTTTTTCTCGATTAAGAGGTCCGTTCGTAGCTGGACAGCAAGTTTCATCTCTTCTTATAAGACCAGATTTTAAAACTTTAGATACTGCTGCTTGGGGCGGCGGCGGTGCTGGTGATTATACGTTTGTAGGATCAAATGGAAGCGACGATAACAGATTGGCAAATGGCGCACCCGAAAGTTACAGTGATTGGAATAAAAATTATATAAGTTACGCGTTAGAACCATCTTCAAGTATCACTCATATTGTTCTTAACCCAAATGTTGATCAAGTTTTTGTTACTGTACAAGTCTCAACTTTAACTGACACAGCGCATCAAAATCTTACCTTGTTGAAAGAAGATAAGAAGAATGAATCTGTTGAAGCTGGAGCGCAGATTCCTGCACTTATAGAGTTTTCAATTGAAACTGGTTATCAAAGCTCAGGTGGACGGGAAGAGGTATATCTTAATAGAAACTTTCAAGTTAAAGGTGTGGTTACTTCACCAGTTTCAATTGATGTTGGCCGTGAAGAAACTGCAAGATCGTATCAAACATACTGGAACATACTTAAGTTTATAAATAACCCATCTGACCCAATTCGATTACCACCTTATGTTGATAATAAAAATAGATTTGTAAGAGTTTCTAGAGTCACTGCTGAGTCTTATTCTTCTCTTATTAGGCGAGAAATTAATTTGAGTAAAATTACAGAAATTATTAATGTTCCGTTTTCTTATCCCTATTCAGCTATTTGTGGATTAAAATTAGACGCTAGAACATTCAATTCAATTCCATCTCGCAGTTATGATGCGCGATTTAAAAAAGTTTTTGTACCAAGTAATTATTTTCCGTTAAAAGCAAGTGGTAAAGATAAAAGATACCTTACTGTTCAAGATGTAGCTTATTTCAATAGTTTATTTGGTAAAAATTTAGTTGATTTCAATAATACAGAAGAAAGATTAATTTATAAAGGCAATTGGGATGGAACATTTAAATTAGCATGGACAGATAATCCTGTTTGGAT